CAAGTTTGCTGAACCAGCAGAAGTATACGCCAATCCACATACCAATAAAGAAAAGCATATTACTGGTCAAGAAGTGATGGATCGTGGCGAATTTGCACATACAAAATCTGCCAAAGATGCTGAATTGACTGATCCAGTTTATGGTGGTGTTGGTTATGGACAATCTAAATTAAAAACATCTGGCATACAAATGCGTGGAACAGGAGCGGCAACTAAAGGAAAAATGAGTAGAGGACCCATGGAGTGAACTACCAACAGTTATATAACACGATACAAGCGTATGCTCAAAACTATGAGTCTACGTTTGTTACATATATTCCTACGTTTATTATGGAGTGTGAAGAGCGTGTTTATAATTCAGTTCAATTTCCATCATTGCGTAAAAATGTAACAGGTTTATCAACAGCTTCTAATCCTTATTTGTCTTTACCAAATGATTATTTATCTACGTTTTCCCTTGCAATTATTGATCCAACTACAGGCGCATATTCTTATTTATTAAATAAAGACGTAAACTTTATTCGTGAATCTTTTCCTATACCATCTGTAACTGGTACACCAACACATTATGCTTTGTTTGGTAATCAGTATTTAAATCCTAATGAGCTTTCTTTTATTTTAGGACCAACACCAGATCAAAATTATCCAGTAGAGATGCATTATTTTTATTATCCACCTTCTATTGTGCAAGGTATTATTACTTCAATTACTTTAACTACAGCTGGCGCAAATTACATTCCAGGATTTTACCCAAATGTACCATTTCAATATTATTCTACTAGTGGAAACCAATCAGGCGTAAACGGATATGGTGATGTATTAGTTAGTAATAGTGGAACAATTACTTCTGTTTATTTACAGAACGGTGGAAGTTTTTACAATACAAATGATGTTTTAACAGTAAATACTTCTTATTTAGGAAATAGTTCTGCGGGTTCAGGATTTAATTTTACGGTGACTTCTATTAATAATTCTAATGGACAAAGTTGGTTAGGTGATAACTTTGATCCAGTTCTTTTGTACGGATCTATGCGTGAAGCAATGATTTTTATGAAAGGTGAACAAGATATGGTGACTTATTATGAACAAAAATATCAAGAAGCTCTTCAATTAGCAATTCGTCTTGGCAATGGTATGGAACGTGGCGATGCGTACAGGGATGGCCAAACTAAACTTAATACTAATCTTAAAGGTAATGTTGTTTCATGATAGTTCAAACTTCCTGCACAGTTTTTCAACAAAACCTTTTAAGTGGTTTAGAGAACTTTACTGCAACCAGCCCATACACTTACAAAATTGCTTTGTATAATGCCAATGCTAATCTAGGGCAGTCTACAACAGCTTATACTTCGGTCAATGAAGTAGTAGGAACAGGATATACGGCTGGGGGACAGGTATTAACAATTTCAACATTTCCAACACAAAATTCACAATACAATGTAAGTTACGTATCATTTAATAATGCAGTTTGGAGTCCTGCATCATTTACTTGTAGAGGTGCTTTAGTCTACAATGCAACTACAGGTGCGGCATGTTTTGTGTTGAATTTTGGATCAGATAAGATTTGTACTACAAGCTTTACAGTGCAGTTTCCGACAGCAGCATATAACAGCGCCATATTAACTATTGGTACCAACACAAGTAGTATTAATTATAGTAGCCCAGATTAGGAGAAATTATGCAAAATGAAATATCAGGCTTCGGTGACAATGCCGTAGCAACTTTACAAGCCAATGTAACTATCCCTGAAGGAATGGGCATTGAAGGTTATTGGAAAGCTGAGTGCCGTGATGCACAAGGTAATCTTAAATGGGTAGAAGAATTTCCTAATTTAGTCGTTGCTGTAGGTAAGCAATTAATGCTAGATACTTTACTTAGAGGCTCTTCTTATTCAGTTACTGGACCATATCTTGGTTTAACTAATGCTTCATTAACACCAGCTGCAACAGACACCATGACTACTCTAGTTGGTGGCAGTAAAGAGTTTACTAACTATACGGTTGGCGGTTCTGCGGTTCGTGGAACAGCGGTATTTGCAGCTTCAACTTCAACAGGTTCTACTCCATCAAACGTAACTTCTTCTACAGCAACAGCGATTACTTACACAATTACAGGCGCTGGCGGTACAGTTTATGGGTGTTTCTTAGTTTTAGGTTCTGGCGCAGTAAACACACAAAGCTCATCAGCGGGCACATTATATTCTGAAGGCAATTTCTCGGTAGCTAAAACTACAACATTAGGTGATACTGTTAGCGTTACATATAGCACAACCGCAACTTCGTAAGGACTTTTAGATGGCCCTTCAGGTAGCTGATCGTATACAACAGACTGGCAGTGCTAATACCACTGTTAGTTTTACATTGTCGGCTACTGTAATTGGTTATCAAGCATTTTCATCTGCTATAACAACAGGTAATACTGTTTATTATAGTTCTTCAGATGGTACTAACTGGGAAGTAGGGATTGGTACTTTAACCAACTCTACAACTTTAACAAGAACAACCATATTATCTTCTAGTAATTCAGGGTCAGCGGTTAGTACTTTTGGGACTTCCGTAAATATTTGGTGTGATTATCCATCTGAAATAGCTGTATATTCTAGTAATAACCCAGGCACTTTAGGTTATTCATTAATTTCTCAAGGTACTGGTGTAGCTCCTGTATGGAAACCACCATATGTAAGAACTTCATTTACGGCAACGGCTAGTCAAACGACATTTACGGCAAATTATAATGTTGGTTATGTTCAAGTCTTTGTTAATGGTGTTTTATTAAACGGAACGGATTATACGGCTACAAATGGCACTTCTGTAGTTCTAGGTGTTGGATGTAATGCTGGTGATATTGTAGAAACAATTGCTTACAATGTCTAAGAAGGGGTTTAAAACATGTTTGGTTTAACCGTATTTTCTCAATCGCCTTTTGCCTCAGCAGGTAGTATTAAATACGCCCTTACCATATCAGAACCTATTACATTAGCGGATGCGCAGACCATTCTTGCCCAATTTGCGGCTAGTCAAACAGAGAATGTAACACTTGCAGATGTATTGTCAATTCTTGCTCAGTTTAATGTTAGTGATAAAGAGAATATTAATTTAGCCGATTCTAATACTCAGCAATCAGCTTTTTTAGAGTCTATTACAGAAGCTACGGTTACGGTGGGTGATGTTCAAAGTGAACAAGATAACTTCTTTGAAGGTATAGTTGAGAATGTTGGACAAACGGATTCTAGTACTCAACGGTCTACATTCTTACAGTCTATTATTGAAAATGCTAATTTAACAGATGTTTTAAGTTTAACTGCTCAGTATTTAGAATCTATTATTGAATCTTTGGTTTCTGCAAATAACCAAACAATTACTTTACAGGCTTTGGCAAGTATTACCGAGAATTTTGTGCCAGCAGACATAAGTTCAATTTCAAGTATTTATAACTTTAGTATTACCGAGAACACCAATCTGTCAGAAACTGAATCAATTTCAGCAGGGTTTTTACTTAATATAATTGAGTCACTTACTTTAGCTGATACAGAAACAATACTTGCTAGTTATGCCAAAGCAATTATTGAAGCTTTTTATGTTTTAGACTCGCAATTTGTCACGGGATGGATTACAATTAATGACAGTCAGACCGCAACTTGGAATCAGATAGTAAATTCACAAGGGACAACATGGACAGCCGTTAACAACGCCAACGCAACAGATTGGGTAATAATCAACGATAGTCAAGGATAACCGTGTCAACATACTCTACCGATTTAAGAATACAACTGATTGCAGATGGCGATCAAGCGGGTACTTGGGGTCAAACGACCAATACCAATCTAGGTACAATTATTGAACAGGCAATTGCTGGTGTATCAGGCGGTCCAGCTACTACAGGTACTTACCCAGCTGTTAACTTCCCAACCGATGCAGATATTACATTAACTGCAAACAATGGTACACCAGATCAGGCAAGAAACGCTGTTTTAGTAGTTACAAGTTCTGTATCTTTAAGTGCACAAAGAAATGTGATTGCTCCAGCAGGAGCTAGTAAAGTCTACATCATTAGTAACCAAACATCTGGCGGACAGAATATTCAGATTAAATATCCAACAGGCGGTGGCGTTATTATTGGAAACGCACTTAATGCAATTGTTTATGGGAATGGCACTAATTTTAATTTGGTTAGCAGTGGTGGTAGTGGAGGCGGAGCAAACAGTGGTACGCAAGTTAATGAATTTACAGCAACACAAGGGCAGACTGTATTTACTACAACATTTAACTATACACCAAATCTTAATCAATTAGCAGTTTTTGTTAACGGTTCAAAACAAATTGTTACAACAAACTATACAGAAACATCAAACACAACAATTACATTTGTTACAGGATTAAATGTTGGAGATTTAGTAGAAATTATTTATAACCAAGCATTGTCTGGTGGAGTAATAAGTTCGCAAAATATTACTTACACACAAGGTAGTACAGGTTCAGTAACAACCAATGTACAAGCAAAACTACAACAAACAGTATCTGTAAAAGACTTTGGTGCTATAGGTGATGGAGTAACTAACGATACTTCAGCAATTGCAGCTGCTATATCTGCAACACCTACAAATGGAACTTTATATTTTCCATCAGGTACTTATGTAGCATCAATGAGTATTAGAAAAAGCAATATTAGTATTGTGGGTGCTGGGTCGGCATCTACTAAAATGATTATGCCAGCTGGGGTAAATAGTATTGTTTGCGAATTAGGAAATACTGCGTTAGGAAATTCAGCACCAGCATTTACAAATATAAATGTAAGTGGATTTACTTTTGATGGTAATTATTTAAATGTTCCAACACCATCAACAGATGTAACTGGTCAGGGTTTTGCAACAACTAACGTAAGTTATTCAAGATGGACAGATATTATTTGTCAAAATACACAAAACTCTGCGTTTGGTACATTTATTAATTCAAATTATAACTATGCAGAAGTAACTTGTATTAATGGTGGTAATGCAGTTATTTATAGTGGGCATTATCCTAATTTTGATATTAATTCTTCAAAATATAGTATTTACAGAGTTGTTTCACAAAACGGATATTATGGTGGAAGAATGTTAGATAATTGCTACGGCAATCATTTAAAACTTACAGCAAATAATCCTTCTATTACTGGGTTTGTTTATAACAATCAAACAGTAAATTCTAGTTATGGGAATACTATTGAAGTAAACATTAATAGTGGGTGTGCATCAGGTCAAGGTGTATCAATAGGTTCTAATTGTTATAACTCTACAGTTATTGCAAATATTAATAATGTTGCTGGAACTGGATTTTATGACGGCAATTCATCTTCTTCTACATATACAAGTTATGGCAATAAATATTTAATTACTACATATCAATGTGGTGGTGCAAGTGTTTTAACGTATGGGTATAACAATCAATTTACTATTAATTCAAAATATGATGGATATGGTTCAAGTGCTGGAACATATTTTGCAGTTGATGTATATGGAAGTTACAATCAATTTACAATAAACGTACAAGACCAAGCAACTCCATTACTTCGTGGATTAGTATTTAGGTCTGGATCGCAATATAACAATGTAATTGATTTTGTCCATAATACATTAGTTCAAAATTACAACAATATAGATACATCAAATACAAACAATTATTGGTTTCAATACGCTGGCAATAATGTTCAAAATACATTTTCATTTGCGTCTGGCTGGTCAAACACTTATGGATCGCCTTATGCTCCTTGTCAATATCAAAAAGATTATATGGGAGTTGTTCATCTTCAAGGTGTGGCAACAGGTGGAACAGGAACAATTACAACATTGCCTGTAGGTTATCGACCAACATCTACATTGAATTTTCCTACTGTTTCAAACGGTGCTGTTGCTATTGTTAATATAACATCTGCTGGTGTAATATCTTTAGGTAGTGGTAGTGCAGCATCAGTCATATTAAACGGCATTACATTTACTACATATTAAAAATGACTATACCTCGTAACCTATCATTTCTTGCTGAAGGTGCTTCTAGTACAGGAGTATTATCTGTTGCCAAAGGTGGAACAGGAAACGTAACTTTAACTGCTGGATATATTCCTTACGGAAATGGAACAGGAGCATTTAATTCAAGTTCTAATTTATATTTTAGTGGTACACAATTAGGTATTGGAAATACAAGTCCAAATGCTTTTATTGATATATATTCAGCATCACAAGGATATGCTGGTATAGCAATGCAAGGATATTCTAGTGCTGCAAAATGGTATTTATTATCTGGTGTTTCAGGTGTAAGTATTCAGCCATTTGTAATAAGTACAAGTGGTGTAGGCACAAGCCCAGCGATATGTGTTTATCCTTCAGGTGGTGTATCCATAGGAAACACAACGGATGCTGGAGCAAGTAATTTAAGTGTAAGTGGAATTGTTGTTGGAGGAACAGACAGTGCAATTGCTTCAGCACACACATTTGTTAAAACTGCTCCAGCAAATAAAGTATTTACTATTAAAAATGCCAATAATGCAAGTGGTGATCAAGCTTTAAATATTTTATTAGGGACAAATTGTAATGATACAAGTTCTCCTTTAATGTATGGTGGTTATGGTGCTACAACTTCGGTAATTATTTGGGGTAATGGAAACATAGTAAATGCTAATAATAGCTATGGCTCTAGTTCTGACATTAAGTTAAAACAAAATATATCGCTTGCAAGTTCGCAATGGGATGATGTAAAAACATTAGGAACTTTAGTAAGCAAATATAGTCTTATTTCAGACAAAACAAATAAATTACAAATTGGTTTTATTGCTCAAGATGTACAAAAAATATGTCCTGGACTCGTATATGAAACACCAGATAGAGATGAAAAAAACAATTTAACAGGCACAACTACTTTAGGTGTTAATTATTCTATTGCTTATATGAAAGCATTTAAAGCATTAAGTGAAGCATTAGAAAGAATTGAAACTTTAGAAGCAAGATTAGCCACAGCAAAAATTGCATAAGGATAAACATGACAACATTAATACCAAAATTTGATATAGGTGGAACAGGTGCAACAAATCGTGCCATTAATTTAAAACTTGCTGAAATAGTATCAGTTAAAGATTTTGGTGCTGTTGGGGATGGAACTACAGACGATACTACTGCTATACAAGCTGCTTTAAATACTGGTAATTCAGTATATTTTCCAAAAGGAACTTATGTAATTTCTAGTGCATTAACTCCTGTTTCTAATCAAAGAATTTACGGCTCTGGTCAACAAAATTCAATAATTAAACAAACTTCTGCAAGTGCTAATGCGTTTACATTAAGTTCTTTAACTTGGGTTTATATTGAGCAACTTTCAATTACTTGCTCTGCTACATCTACTGCTAATGGTATTTATGTAACTGGGGGTGGTAATTGTTTTATTACAGATGTATATGTTAGTTCATTTTTTCATGGGTTTCAATTCCAAAGTGCTGGCTCATTACAAGTTAGTCGTTGTTACTCAACAACTAATTTAAGTCATGGCTTCTATTTAAATACTAATGGTTCTACTCCTACTGTAGGTGTTTGGATTAGAGATTGTTATTCAACAGCTAATACAGGAGATGGTATTTGCATTACTGGATTAGTAACTGGTATTTATTTAGATACTCTTGAGTTATCTTTAAATTCTGCAAATGGGATTGAATTTATTGTAGATAGTTCAGGATCACCTTCTGATTTTCTTTGCACAAAAGTCGTATGTGATACAAACAGTCAATCAGGTTGTATTATTAATTCTGGTGTAAATCAATGTTATTTTAATAATTGTTGGTTCTCAAATAGAGGAACAGGATATAACTTTTATTCTTTAGGTACTGAAATTCAAATTAATGGTGGTTTTTTTTATAATTGTAATAAAAATGGAATTGATCTTTTAGGCCCATATAATTCTGTTATAGGTGCAAGTATTCATAATGCTGGGGTAAATACTGCAAATACTTATGACGGCATTTATGCAAACTCTACTTTTCCTACTATTTCAGGTTGTTCAATTTATTCAGGTAATTCAGGTTCATCTGACAAAACTAGATATGCTATTAATTTAGGTTCTTCTGTTACTTACGGAACAATTACTGGAAATAACGTTGTTGGAGTATTTGGTAGTCCAAAAATTTACTTAGGAACTACTGATCAAACAACTCTTGCAAATATATTAAACAATACTGGTTTTTCTAATTATTCAGTCGTTGCTAACGAATTTGGCTCAACTTATGGTGGAACAGTTGTTACAAATGGAAGTACAACAACTTTAACAACATTAGATTCTGTAAATACAAATGGTAATTATTTATTGTTTATTGGACAAACTAATTCTACTACTGGTGGTATAAACGCATTAGCTCAAATTAGACGAGGAAGTTCTTCTTCTACAATTTATACTATTCATGCTACTTCTGGAATTGCATTATCTATGTCAGGTCAAAATGTTCAATTAACTAATACAGTAGGTGGCGATCTTAATGCTGATTGGAGTTTAATTAAAATTGTGGCTAATGGAGCTGTTTAATTAATTATGAACTATATCCTATTCGCACTATTCGTAATTCTCCAATTCCTCGACTTTTGGACAACGTATAACGTCATTAAGTCAGGTAAAGGGCATGAAGGTAATCCAGTTATGGCTTGGTTATTCTCCAAAATTGGACTAATAGGTGGATTTACATTAGTAAAAGTATTGGCTATTGTGGCAATGTGGTTTGTAAAAGACGTGTTATTTGCCATTAGTTTAATTAATATTATTTATGTTTACGTTGTATATATGAACTATAGGATTCTAAAATCATGAGTTGGTTAGAGCAGGTAGCACCTACAATTGCAACTGCATTAGGCGGACCTTTAGCGGGTTTGGCAGTCACGGCAATTTCCAAGGCAATCGGTATTTCTGAAGATGATGTGGAAAAAACTATGGATGCAGGCAAGCTATCTGCTGAACAAATAGCACAACTAAAACTTGCTGAAATAGAATTTCAAAAGAGTACACAAGAACTGGGTTTAAACTTTGAAAAACTTGCGGTTGATGACCGTGCTTCCGCTAGAAATATGCAAATTGCAACTAAGTCTTGGATACCCGGAGCATTGGCTTTAGGTATTACTGTTGGGTTCTTCGGTATTCTTATTTATATGATGGCATATGCGATTACTCCGTCTAATGAATTATTAGTCATGTTAGGTTCACTTGGGACAGCGTGGACCGGTGTCGTTGGTTATTATTTTGGTAGTACTGCATCTAGTCACGTAAAAGATCAAATGCTATATAATTCGGTGCCGACAAATGCAAAATAATTTTGTTATAGCTCTTCGTGATGTATTAGTGTCAGAAGGTCTTTGGTCTGATGATCCTACCGATGCTGGTGGTGCTACTATGAAAGGGATTACTCTAAGTGTTTATCGTGAGTGGAAAAGAAACCAATATATAACTAAAGAACAACTTAAAGAAGTATCTGATAGTGATGTATATAACCTATACAAACAACTTTATTGGGATAAAATAAATGCTGATAACTTGCCTGCTGGCGTGGACTATGCCGTATTTGATGCTGCTGTTAATTTGGGTGTGGCTAGGGCTACCAAGCTCATTCAAGAGGCAGTTGGAGTTACTACGGATGGTGTGTTGGGACTCAAGAGCTTATCGGCTATTCAAGCG